CAGACTTGACCTTGATGCTATTGAAGTTGTAGTGACCGTGCTTACCTTCTGCACCATTGTATCTATGCAATAGATCGTGGAAATCTTTGACACGATCAGATCCAACATGCATCGTTACATGAGTATACCCAGCTTTATGTAGTTTAGACATATGATGTAGTAGTGTAGGTGCATCCTTGCCCATAGCCTCTACATGAGAACCAGGCACGGCACGTTTAAGATGCTTGACCTTCTGTTCAGGAGTCAGTGGATTCTTCTTAGCATCATGTGTACCGGTAGTCAGGATCTTATGATCGGCACCTTCCTTCTTGGCGGCATCCATCACATGCTTGACAACCATGGCATGACCAGCATGCACAGGATTGAATCTGCCTTGGGTTATATGGATTGACTTCATAGTGATTTATCCTTATTGAAGTTCGCAGCCGAGAACTCGCGACGATCAACAAACTTAGTAGGACGATTGTGTCTTACTGCAACAAATCCCTCTGGCTTTGTTTTCTTACCATTAATTGTGTGTTCAAATTCAGAATTAGATGACAGCGTATTGGTTAATACATTCTTGGCCTTCTGAAGATGACGGTGCATCTGAAGAATACGATTGAAACCTTGGCGATTCTTTTGTACGTGATCTAAGTCTGCTTGGGCCAACGCAGTCTTTTGCGCCTTAGCCTTATCAGACTTTACGGTATCAATCTTCTTTTGATGAGATGCAGCCAAATGTTGGTTATAACCACTGATACTAGGATTGGTGCCATTGCGAATCGTGCTATTGATGTACGTCTTCAATGGAAGTTGATGTTGACCAACTGCACCAAATGCATCTTCCTTGGTCGCCTTATGCAATGTTGCTGCAGCTTTCATATGCTTAGCGAACTTTTGCTGATCCTTTGGATCATAATCCATCTTATCAAGAGGGTGTTCAGTAGAGATCAGATGGACATCTTTGTGCTTTTTAAATGATTTTAATTCAGGTGCATACTGTGCCTTCATGTCCTCCATGGTTTTACCCTTGTAGGCAGTGTGGACAGCGACACCAATCTCGGAGTTCAGCGCTGCTTGGCCATGAGGAGAGTTCTTATCTGCACCATATGTGATCGTATTTGGCGTGAACTTTACCTTGCTACCATGGACCTGAACATCACCCTTAGTATGCATGATGTCACCTTGGTAGACACCCTTCTTAGGAGTCGTCTTAGGCAGGTGTTCCAGTGCAGCCTTCAGCTTCTCTACAAGACCAGGAGCGTGTCCATGGTTCTTCTCAATATCTTCAGGCGTGTAGTTGATCTTGGGATTCTTGTTGAATGCAGACTTAGTAGCAACGAAGAACTTACCATTCTCAGGATTAGTACCAAAGATAACCGAAGGCGAACCATCATACTTCATGGTCACCTTGGTTGCATTCTCCTTGCCGGTTAGGCGGTCATGCACATCCTTCAGGTTATGGTAAGCATGTGAGAAACCAGCCGAACCACCATGAATCACGTGGTCTTCGGCGTGTTCGAGATGCTTAAGCTTCTCTTCACTGGCTTCTTCTGCTAGGAAATCTTTAAATGTGGTCATTATGGGTTTCTCTTCATGCGATGCTTTTTAATTACATCAATAGCTTGTTTAATAGTCCTTTTTAAAAGTTTTCCTTCACCAGCTATAAGACGGATGTCTTGCATAGTAATAGGATTGCCCTTGTGGTCTACATGCTGTTCAGAGACAAAATGTTTAAATGTTTTCATCGTACTGTTTTTACCGATCCATCAGAATTTACAAAATACGCCTCAAACGTAATATCAGGATATTCATTCTTCAATGAAAGGAATGCATGAAGATTGCTAGGAGCATCGTCAAACAACCTAAGCTTTACGTAGTTTTTAGTATTTATATATTTCCGAAAGATGATCTTCTTGGCCTCAGCCGATGAGTCGATCTTGAGGTTGCCAGCCCGTTCGACATGGATCTGGTCGATAGGAAGACCATGGTCACGGAACGTCTGTAGGAAGATATCCTTGTTATCAAAATCGGCACGAGCGGTGCAGATGATCACGCGACTGTGTGGATTCTTCTTAGAGTTGGCAAATATGATCTTAGCCTTGGCAACCATGCGAGCAATCGGAGTCGATGTCTTACGAAACACCTCAGCGTTGGCAAACTCGCCATAGTCGTACGTTTCACCATCCTGCCGCTTGTAGGTATTGAACTCCTGGTTATCTAGCATACGGACAACCTTGCCATCCTTCATGACAGCAACCTTGGCCTTTGTATGGAACAAGGTCTCATCGATATCGAATATCGTTAAGGTACCTGCACCAATGAACTCTCTGAATCGTTTCTTTATCATGGTTCATCCTACACCGTTTTAGAAATAATGTACACTACTTTTTTAGTTTGAAGCCAATTTTGTTTCCGCCTGGGTTGGCAGCGTTTGAGTGGTACTCGAAGACAAAGTTACTGTCCTTGAACCCACGCAACTCATACTTCAGATTCGTCTTTGTCAGGTGTACGTATAATTGTTCGATATTGTTAGTTCGAACAATGTCTGTTAAAAAGTCGGTATTTTTCTTGTTTGAATTGACCTCATCGATAAGCGCATATGCCATAGGCGATAGGATTGTGCCATTTCTCTTCTTAGATGATATTCTCCAGATCTCTTCAAATGTAGTCAACTTTGCTGACTTGCCTATCTTATCATAAAACACATTCGTTAAGGTATCGTGTGCAGTCTTTGGATCGGCAAGTTGTTTCATCCAACTTTCAATATCATCGGCAGTATATGTTGTCTTATCAATGATGTCACCGACCATATTATACAATCTAGGACTCATCGCCTTTGCTGCCTGTACGATTCCTTCTGTGCCAGAATTGTTTACAATGGCACCGATGAATTTATGAACCTTCTTATCATTAGTATCAGAGAATGTCTTCTTGCCAATCATATTCCAGACTGATGAGATGGATGGAGCAGCACCCCCGCCGGCCTTGGCTGATACACCAATCTTCAAACCGTTATCGTATACGCCATAATAGTCGATAAGTGGTTCATTGCTTCTGGCAGGAAACTCAATCGAAACAATATCCTTGTCATAGTTGTTCAAGAACCACCATGCACCTGCAATCTCACCAAAGTCTTTAGCTATAATAGCAAGATCTTTATCAGAGATATCTTTAGTTGCCTTAGGGAATGTTGTATTTGTCTTATCACTTTTGCTGACAAATAATTTTAGAAACTCTTTGACATGTGGTGCAACCAGTGTGCATTTGTCGATAGCCATATCAACAGTCTTGATATAATTTCTTTTGTGAACGGTCTGACCCCCGAGGCCTAGGCCATCAGGGGTAAGAACTTTATTGCCAATTGTTTTTACGTTAGTAGGATCAGTAGTACTTCTAACACCTGGTTTCTGCAACATATCAAACTTGATACGTGCCTTGTATATCTTGCCAGCAGCTTGATATGATACCATGGGTTTTGGATCATAGTCGTTAGTCTTGATGAACGTAACCTTCTGGCCCTGTGGTAAGTTACCTATGACTTTGCTGGAATTGCTAAGGTCATAGATATCAGCAGCTTTCTTGACAAGTGTATCTACATCTCCGGCATATTTGAAATACTTTTCCCACGCTGATTTACCAGTAGTTGCCATTACAGTCCTCTTTAGGACTATTTATCAAATCCAAGCAGGAACTTCGCGTTTCTTCCACTTATGCATGGAAGACTTACCGTACCTATAGTAGTTACGATAGTTGACGATAGGATCATCAGAGATGATATACTGTGGATCCATGCACGATGGCATAGGTGTCATGTCCCACTCCACGAGATTGAGGGGTGGCGACTGAATCATTAATCCCATCTTGTCCATGGTCATATGGTACTTGCCATAGCGATAAGTATACTCGTCGCTGAGAGCGAACATATGATCGACTAACCAGTTATAGTTCTCAACAGACTGACGCGCCCACACGGCACTGGGATGGTTGATATGTGTGGCTGCATAGAGGATGCCATTGCGTTCATCAGGAAGCGCATAGACCTTCTTCTTGCGTCCTGATGAGGTATCAATTGACATGGTACCATCAAGCACACGATGCGCAGTGGATAGTAGTTGAGCAGTCTCAAGAATCATCTTGACAACATGCTTGTCTACCATCCACTGTGCACACTGACGTGGAGACTCATCTAGATAGAAGATATTCAAAACCAATCCTTACCATTCAACATTTCATCACGTTCTTCATCGGTACTCTTATTAGTTATAATCAAATAGCTAGTTAATGTACACAACAAAATGATGAAGATGAAAAGATAATTATGGCTTGACATAACGATCATTTGTGCCTTTCCAGACCTTGATCCCGCCTCCATCATATTCCCAGTCACGTTGGCTAGGATCGATTTCCTTGAGCTCAGGATTCGGTTTGTTGTAATCAACTACATTGACCCATCCAAGTTTCTGTTCATCAGTCCAGTCTTTGAAGTGTGGGTTGTCCTCATCGTATAGACACAGATACTCTTTGGTATCAATCTCACGAGCAGATGTAATCATCTCATCAATATGAAGTTGTGAAAACTCATGAAATTTGCCATCAAAGTTCATGCTAACTTCATCCTTAGCGTGTTCCGCACACTCTGCCTCTACGACATAGCGCAGTCGGAATACGCTAATGGTTTCTACGAGATACTTAGGCATCGAAGGTACGGGGCAGTTCATCAAACTTATAAGTACCAGGTACAGAGTACCAGTCAATGACCTTCTCCAGTGCCTTGATCACCTCGCCAATCTGTTTACGGTCCTTGACAGGATCCATATCGAACACATGAACGTTACCATTCTGATAGTCCTCAAGGAGACTCGACCGCTGTTCAAGCAATGTTTCAGTAACGATCTTGTCTATAGTTTCATAATCAAGTTCTACAGTAAATTTAGTCATATTCATTCTCCTACCATTCAGGTCCAAAAGATTTGTCCGTTTTTTCATATACTTGAAACCAATCACATCCATATGCCGGACAAATATAGATGTTATCGGGAAGGTCATTGTCGTCTTTGGCACCGCTTTCACCACAAATGAAGTAGATGCCACCAAGTTTTTCTATAAGGCCGATGTGCTTGACCATTGCGTAAACTTGACGCAGTTTACGCAACTCTCCTTCATATGCCTCAGTCTCAAGATTCACTGACATCTCCATATATAGATCGAGTTACGCGTCTTAAACCGAACATACTCTGCACCATCTTCCCTGGTGTGTTCTTCAAGGATCTCTGTGATAGGCGTAGTCATCCACCAGTCGTGATGATCGTAGCTACGAGCATAAATTGAGCCAACTCTCATAACCGCTCCTACCTTTGGGCGGGCGTTATTTTCGATGATCGTGTCGATCATCTTCTGGTTTTCGTCCCAAATAGGAGTGATGGCATCACTCATGCCGCCACGATCACCAGCACCATCGCCTTCGCGTTCTAAAGAGTATCGCATTCTACGACCTTTCTATAACGATTAAAAGTTCCATCTGCTTCTCCAACCATGATCTCATCGAGATGCTTGTTCTCGGCGAGGATATACTGCTCGTGCTCAGCAACCACACGACCAGCTTCACGAAGCTTACGCATCACAGCATTGGCGATACCAAACTTATTGCGGTTGGTATTGATAGCATCTTCAACAGCCGCTGCACAAGCATTGTACAGTTCGTCAGGAAGCTCCCAGCTGAGTTCAGTAAAGTTATGGATAGCACCTACCCGACGTAGATACTCCTGGCCACCATCAACCGAGATAGCACCACATGTACAAGTCACAAAGTCATGACGGTTCTTCGAGAAGATATCTTCTCCACACTTGTGGCATACTACACGGTTCTCGATAATCATTGCACGACTCCAGAGGTCAGGAAGCTGTACAGCGCATCGTACAGATCCATCTTGTTGTCACCAAAGTTCCAGAACAGAATGAAGAACCAACCGATCCATCCCATACCTGCCTGTACGTTTACATGCTTGTTTTCCATTATACAAAAATCCCACTTGTTTGCTTGATGTATTCCTTGGCAACAGCATCAAAGGTCTTGACGACACAGATGACGTGAGCCTGCGCGAACTCAATCTTGTAGTCCGGGCCTACTGTCAAGACATACGGTGCAAGACCAAAACCCTGTTGACCCATCATAACTGCATGCGGCTTGTTGATAGTATACACACCGAGTGA